AGCTTCGGAGTCAAGCTGCTTCACAATGCAGGCCACGGAATCAATCTTTTCGTCCAGTTCTCCACTTAGTCCCTCCAGCGTGTCGGGGATGGCTTCTTCGGGCACTCCGCCGGATTCAATAGCGTTCAGCAAGTCCATATACTGCCCGGTCAACTCATATAATGTATTCATTTCGTTTCTTCCTCCTGGGTTTCGTCTGTCAGAGCATATTTGTACTGGCGGCCGTTTGATTTAAAGTGAATAGAAACTTTTTCGCTGAAATAATCTTCAGGTGTTTCTGCACTGATAAATTCAGCGTTTTCAAAGCGTCCCTCAATATAATCGTGCAGATTGCACAGTTCATTTACGTAGTTCATTTGACATTTCCTTTCATCTGCTTTAAAATAGCGATAGGTTTATTTTTTGTGTGCCGCTGTGGAGATTGTGCCCTCTGCAGCGGATTTTTTTATGCGCCGGGTTATCCAGTACCATGATGTGTGCACCCAGGATTTAAATGCCGGGCAACGACTGTAGCTGGAACTCGTGCACCGTTTCCTGCAGACATCACACGGATATAGCAGCATAATACGCTGCTTGGCCTCACTGCTGGCGGCTTTTTTATTTTCCATTGTCATTATGTATTCTCCTATATTCTTTGCGTCGTTCGCTTTTTCTGTGATTTTGGATACGCGAATTATGCTTTATTGCGCAAGCTCTGCAACAAAATTTTTGCAATTTTATTCCAATAAATTCCTTGCCACATTCTTCACATACCCTGTGAAATGACGGTTTTTCACGCCCAGCGTGTGTGTGTGTTGAGGCCGTAAGAGCCTTTGGCAGGCCTGCTTGCATAGCACATGTTTCCTCTCGTGTGGTAGGCTCATTAGCTGAAGCGGTGCAGTCTGACATTCGACAGTGCAGGCACGTATTCGGTGTAATGTGATTGTATGGGCAATTCATCATCTACACCTTCTTAAAATCTTGTAGTACCTGTCGCTGTTGTACGTCCTCACTCCCACGTCTGCCTGTTGCTCTCTGTTGATGACTTGTCTATGTTGTGAGAACTCTATGTACTGCGGGCACTTGCTGTGGCAGCCAAGTGTGCGCTGCTGGCAGAGGTAGCAGGGGCTTTCTAGCACGGTCATGGGGTAGGCTCCTTGATTTGCCCCGCGCAGTGGCTTACTTTTTCGGCTGCTTCATTTGGATTTCTGGCTTCTACGAGCGAAACAATTTTGCAGCGCTTACAACGCACAAGATACAGCCTGCTTTCGCAGTAATATATATCAAGCTGTCTGCTACAGTGCGAGCATTTATGTGTGCAGAAGCCATGCCAACCCTTCATGCCGTAATCAAATACTTTATGAGCTGATTCGTCTATCATGTGTTTTCCTCCTTCTTGTCCGCAAGGCCCTTTAAAATGAGCGCGTATTTCCGCATCTTGTCACGCTGTGCCTTTGAGAGCCTTTGATTGCTGCATACCTGTTGCATAATGATGGTAGCTGCAAAGATCAGCGCTGTTTCCGTTTCTTTATCCATTATGCTTTGCCTATGCCTTTCTGTATCGAGTTCCTTTGCCAGCCGGGTGTTTTCTAGCCATAGCTTTGATAATTCTTTGTGCCCGGTCAATTCTTCCAGCACATCGGCAGCTTGACGCATAATTGCGCATCCATGAGTGGAACAATTATGTTCATGCCCGCACCCCAAGCAAAGCAGGCTACCGGTTTCCACCATGCCACGCCGCAACGTCTTAATTAGCTCTTCTATGCTCAATTCCTTTTCCATCATTTTTTCTCCCTTCTGAATTAATTTCCGTATCCGCCGATTTTAATGCACATTCCAAGCCCGCCTTCCGAACGCGGGAGACGCTGGAATTTGTTGTCCACGTGGCAACGGTTGTCTTTATATTCACAACTTTGGCAATGCTCATATGGCTTAGTACCTTCTTTTTTATCCTGCATCATTATTTTTCCTCCATAGTTTCAATCACTGACTGCTTGCTGCTGATGCCATGCTGGACCGAACGTCGCTTGCGGTTTCCGATAATGTATGCGCCGATGCTCACACGGACGATTGTGTACGTTGCCACTGCCGCACCGATAATCTGCAGCAATATGTTTGTGATGGTCATGCCTTATATCTCCTTTGATATATCTGGTTTTGAAAAAAATAGCTTTGGAATGCACTCGTATCTTACATGCAAGAGCTTGCAGGTCTTGTCCATCTCCTGCTGCTTCCACGGTGCTTTACCCTGCATTTTTTTTGATACGGAAGGCGAGGAAATCCCTAGCGCTTCTGCAAATTTTTCTTGTGTACCAAAAATTTCTTTGATTTTACCGGCGAGAAAATTATATTTGAATTGCATATCTAATCACCTCGTTTCTTCTATTGTTTTGTCAAGCTTCTGTTGCTCAATTTCCTTGAACAACTACATAATAGCACACCCGCTTAGGCTTGTCAATGATAATGTTAAATTCTTTTAAACTTTTTTGGAAAAGCATTGAACTTTTAAAGAAAAGTGATACTATATAGATAAAGAAAAGTGATACTATATAGATAAGGAAAAGTCTTACCAAAAGAGGCGAAAACGATATAGAAAACAAGCGACCACATACAACAAAAAATCCCCGACTTACCGCAGATTTTTTAATTTAATTTCAAAAAACTATTGACTTTTTATAGCCAAAAGACTATAATATATACATAAGATAAAGCAAAGGGAGTAATCAAAATGACAAAAGAAATCGCAATGGCTTTTGCAAAGGCAGTTATAGCAGACGCAGAGAGTGAACACTTTGCGTATGGTATTCGCAAGATTTTTTCTGACGAATCTAAACCACTCAAAGTCGGAATGGCACTTGATTGCTCTGCGGATATGTCAGGCGGGGAAAACGGTGGGGAGTACGCTGGACAGCTTGATGGTACCTGCGCTGTGGGATTTTATGTTGATGATTTGATGCTTGATCTGCTCGACGAAGATGAAGTTGAAGAAGCAACAGCTGAGGTTGCAAAGCGAATTTGCGATGCAGATAACAAACAATATATTGGAGATAAACTACTTCTGATTGCTGGAAGTGGCGAAGAAATAGATTTTGATTCTGAAAATTGCAGAGGGTGTGAAAACTCGGTTGTAATTAAAGACGCCGTACTGCTTGCAATATCCGACATTGACATTTAAACTGCATAAGCTGCGCTATCAGGCTTAACGGGCGAATAGGAGAAAAAAATGATTGAAATTAAAGATTTGCTTCGGGATATTCGTACAGCTCATGGTTATACAGAGACTGAAGTTGCAGAAAAAATCGGTGTGAAGCAAGGTTCTTATTCTCAGTGGGAAAGCGGTAGGCGCATTCCAAAACTTGCCACACTTGCCAAAATTGCAGCCGCTTACAACTTACCGGAAAGCTATTTTACGCTTGAAATAGCGCGGCAGCAGAGCAGTACCGCTGCCTTCGGCGATACAAACAGCGCTATATTTGCACAAATACCGGATTCGCTCACACAGCCATTGACATCGGAGCAGCTCGCAGCAGTTGCAGACTGCATCAATGCAGCGTACCATCGCGGTAAGGCTGCCGCTGGCGCGGAAATGATTGACAATAACGCGGTATATATCGATAGCTTATCCCGCATAATCGAGTGGGACAAAGATTTTATTCCAAAGTTTGTCAATAAATAAAAAAATCCCCGACTTGCATTAAAGCAGGCCGGGGAGGTCAGAGCAGATTTTTCTAATATTTTTGAAAAAGTTTTAAAAAACGCTTGACTTTATACTGTATACAGTATATAATATAAGAGTAGTTAAGAGATAAACAAAAAATGGAGGAAACAAAAATGACAAAGAATGAAATTGCAAATAAAATTAACTATAAAGCGGACCTTGCGAGAATCATAATGCTTAATTATAAAAATGCTTTTAAGGTTGGAGATATCTATGATAATCGCGGAAAAGCAGAAAGCTGGACGGGCCCAGACGGTACAGAAGACTTTTACCCGGAACTTGAAAATTCTGTAGAATATGTTTTGTACGTTGATGACATCGAATGTCACAAAGTAGACTATGATAATGACGAAGAATGTGATGTGCTGGATGCAGATGGCTGCGAGTCTGAAGGAGAATGTCTGCTTCCAGCCGAAACTAAGCTAAAAATAACTGCTGTTTCTTCCGATGAAGACTTTGAGGAAATGGGATTTTACGAAGTAGAGCTTGAAAAAGTTTAATGATTGACAAATTTTGTACTGTGATGTACACTTTAAGTATGTAAATGAAGAAGGTGCTTAAATGAAAAGTGAAGCACAAAAAAGGGCGTCTCAGCGCTGGGATGCAAAACACATGGGGCACATAAGTGCTTCAATGCGGGCCGATATTGCAGAAGCGTTTCGCCGGAAAGCATACGAAAACGGAACAACTGTGAATACTCTTATTAGAGAGTTCGCAGAAAAGTATATCAGGGAGAAGTAACGATGTGCTGCTTACAGACATCGTATGCTTTCCGGCGAAAGAGCAGAGTATAAACAGACTTGCGAGGCAGTGCAAAATATCACAAGATAAAGTGCTTAGTTACCGCAGGTAAAATATTTAAAATAAAAATAAGAAAAGGCCACCAGGGTTATCCCCCGATGGCCTTTTCTTGTTTTTGTGTATTACTGCTTCGGACGTGTGTATTTCAGCGCCTGTGCGCTGTCGGACACGCCTGTAGTGGTTGGGTCATTGACGACGCCTACAATGCTGAGCACAGCGAACAGCGCATTGATAATTGCCGCAAGCTGCTGATTGAGTACACCGTAGTCCCACTGGTAGCCGAATGGGGCAAGCACCACCTGTACCAGCAGCAACGCCGCAGGGATAAGTGCCAGCCAAAATGCTTTATTTTTGATACGGACTCTCCAGTTAATCATATGTAATACCTCAAAATTAAAAGTGTATTTGTGCCAACAGCAGCGCGCAGAGTCCGCCGGCGAAAGCCGTTATCAGCGTTTGCACGAGCAGT